CCATCCATATACCAGCCCTCACATCGAAGCCACTCACCCTTTTCTTCATTCCATTCGGCTGGAACTAATTTTGGGTATGGCCTGCCTGATGGCATATCATCTACAAGCAAAACCGCTGGACTTTTTTCATCTGGCTCAAACGGACCATCTAAATTTACCACAGTTAAATCATCGTGGTATTTTGAAATACCGTCATTTGAGCAATCCATTTTACCCCATCTATAAACACTTATATGTAAACCCATTTTTATCTCCTTTAAAATTTTTTAAAAATTAACTTATACTATTAATATAGTTATTATTTTGTTAACATCAAGTTAATAATGCAATTAAATATTTAAAGAAATCAATGACTTACGATTTTTTTTCTTCGTAATGTAAAATGCGATGACAGTTTGCACACAGTTTCTGGCATTTTGCAGCTTCCTCATACGCACGCTTCCACTGTTTATGAGAAATATATTTGCTGACTTTTACCTCACCTTTCCCCTCTGGGTGATGGAAGTCGATAGCAGCCGGATGAGAAAAGCCACATTTTTCACATTTTAGTGTTGACTTAAATTCCCACCATTTATCTCTGTGTTTTTGAACATTTTTTTTAGTGTTTTCTATAACCTTATCCCTGTTTTTGAGATACCAGTTCATGCCGTAAGACTTGTTATATGACTTACGCCGCTCTTTATCTTTATACGGCATTTATTACTCCTGTTGGTAACGGACCTTATAACTTACAAAATCTAAAATTGAAAACTTGCGCTAAAAATGAGACAATAGGTTAGCGGTTTACCGTTAGAGCTTTTTCCTCAGCTCCCCCGTGCGTAGATCTCCCCTCACGCACGGGGTTCCTTTTATATTAAAATGCTGTATTATAGGGTAAACTTATTTGGAGGACTTTATTATGCCTATGGGAAAAGGAACTTATGGAAGTAAAAAGGGTAGACCGCCTAAAAAGGGTGGTAAGAAAAAATAATGGCTAAAGGCGTAAAGCATTATTTTAGAAATGGAACTGAGCATAAGGGTACTATGCACAAGATGGCTAATGGTCATCTCCATACTGGAAAGACGCATACTAAAACTAGTAAGCGCCTTTTCCATTTTAGCGAATTAAGTGAAACTGCAAAAAAAATAGCTAGAAAGAAAGGTAAATAATTATGCCTAAGAAGCGCGGCCTCTATGCCAATATCCATGCTAAACGTGAACGTATCAAACGTCAGAAAGCCGCTGGCAAAAAACCTGAGAAAATGCGTAAGAAAGGTGCCAAAGGTGCACCAAGTAACAAAGCATTTAAGCAGGCCGCCAAAACAGCCAAAAAGAAAAAGTAATGCCATCCAAGCGTAAGAAGGGCCCCAGTTTATCAGTTGGCCGTGGAGAAAAACTTTCTGTTAAACGTGGGGGCGGCTTAACAGCTAAGGGGCGTGCTAAATATAATCGGGCTACGGGTTCGAACCTTAAAGCGCCGGCTCCAAACCCTAAGACTAAAAAGGACAAGGGTAGAAAGAAAAGTTTTTGTGCGCGTAGCCGTGGCTGGACGGGTGAACGTGGAAAAGCTGCTAGACGTAGGTGGAAGTGTTAAATGGCTAGTGTTTTAGACGATATAATACGTTTCACTATGAAAGGGTCTAATTTTTTTAAAAAACCAAGATTAGACACTAGCAGATTGAAAGACCCAGCTCTTTATTCTGGGTTTTCTATGAATAAACATAGAACTGCTCCATTTAATTATAATGTTGAAGGTGATTTACTCGGCAATTTAATAAAACCTAAAACTGTGAGCCCGTCTGATTTACAGGGTAAAACAATGTATTTTGCCTCTGGAGATAGAACTTCTAACGATAGATTAATAAAAAAAATAAATGATAGTTTGCTAGAAAACCCTGTAAAAACTTACGGCGGTCCTGAATATATGGATCAAATAAAAAGAGGTTCTTGGGCTTCTGAACCTACAGCTATGAGATCTAAGGCAAATGCATTTAAAGAAGCCGCCGCTAGAGGCGAAGACGTTGTATTAAGTTATATGCCTATGGGTGAAAGATCAGGAGATTTTTCTAAGCACATGGCAGAAACTTATGGAGAAATGTTAAAGTCGAGCCCTGTAGGATCTAATAGTTTTCCATTAATAGACGAAGCTATTGCTAATAAATTTCCTAAAATAAAAGATATACCAAGTTTTAAAAATAAAACAAAATTTGCTGAATGGCTATCTAATCAAAAGGGCGGCAGACGCGCAGCTTTTATAAAATTTTTTGATAGCAGCTTAATGCAAGATTTAGGATTACCTGATGTTGGCGCCGCACGATTTGCAATTACTAATCCAGATCTAGTAAACTCAAAAGCTTTAAGTGTTGGGTATAGAATGAGCCAGCCAGATCTTTTGTCAGGTATAATTAAAAGTTCTGACCATCCATCTTACGGTGCATTTGTTCCTAAAAGAGAAGGCACGGGTAGTATGACTTTTGAAGGTCAATTACCATTTATTATAGGTGCAAGAGATACAGCTTTACCTAAAATTGCAGCCGGTAAAATGGATGCTTTACCAAAAGATATAAAATCTTATATGGGTAACCCAAGGCTAAGCCAGAATATTGATCAACAATTTGTAGATGAAGCATCTACTTATTTTGGTAAATTAAAGAACGAAGGTTCAGATCGAGCTGAAGCCTATACTTTTGATTTGTTAGAAAATTATCTTAGAGGTCTTCAATAGTGTCTTTTATTAATTCCATTATATCGTCTATTGCTTCCTCAGCATCTTTTGGCAAGTCTTCTTTATTAGGCCAAGTCAAGTATGCTAAAGCAGTAATTTCGTTTCTTATTGTTTCTAATTCTTCCATTCTTCTCTCTCCTTTTAACAAGGTGTTAACATATAAATTTATCAAGGTAAAGTTTAATGGCTAGATTACCCGTACAACGTCCACCTTATTCTCAGTCTATACTTGATGAAGTGTCAGAAATTTCTCGTAGAGCCGGCGGCTTTGGCCCAGAAATCAGACCTAGAGATACGACTTTCTCTGAAGACATGACTGACTTACTTACGCCTTATATTGGAAAAGATACATCAAGAAGTTTATTCGGCGGCAGACGTGTCGGAGGCGATATATTATCCAGATTTGCTGACGGCGCCGGACTAGCTAACATCACACCTTTAGTTTCCGGTGTAATGTCAGGCGGTCAGGCTGTTAAAGATCTTAGAGCCGGAAACTATAGCGACGCCGCATTAAATACAGGCTTTGCCGGTCTAGATCTTGGGCTAAGTGGGCTTGGGCTTAAACAGTTATATAAAAATGCACCATTGAGAAATCCTAAAAGGCCATTAAAAAATATTACTTTGTCTACAGGCGGTCAATTTGATCAAAAACCTAAAGTTGAATACGAGGACGCAGCTCACTTTATGAG